CTGCGCTGCGCCGCCGAGCACGGTCGCGACGTGGTTCTGCAACTCGTTCTGCACCTGGCCGAGCTGGACAACCGCGGGCTGCGCCGCCTGCGTCGCAGTCTGGACGATGTTCTGAACGTGCTGGTTCAGCTCGTCCAGGACGGCCTGCGGGTTGACCGTTGGCGCCGATATCTGCGGGACGGGAATGCTCGGGATGGCGCCCGCGACGTTCTGCGCGGCCTGCGTTGCCTGGTTGATCGCGTCGGTGACGTGGCGATGCAGCTCGTCCTCGACGGATGATTGCCAGTCGCTGGCGAGCAGCGTACCGGGCATGACCTCAGCCTACGCCTGAAGGCGGAAGGGGTTGTCCGTTCGGGCCCAGGATGACCGGCGCTGGTGCGCCAGCCATCGGCATCGGCGCACCTGGCCCAGCCTGCAGCGGCGCTTGCGGCGGCGGGAGTGGAGGGACCGCCACCGGCGGCACCACTGCAGGCACAGGCGGGGGCGCCACCGGCGCGGGCGGCGGCACCAGTGGGGGAGCCTGCGGCGGGACCGTCGCCGGCGGCTCACCTGGTTGCGGCAGCTGGACGCCGATGCGCTTGGCAACCGTCAGGAACTGCTCGGGGTCGCGCTTGGCCTCGGCCTGCAGCCAGGCCCGATCCTGCGTTTCGTACTTCTGGCGGTAGACCTGGTCGAGCTGCTGGTTCGATACTGTCGCCATATCAGGATGCCGCGCGTTGTCGCCGAAGATCCCTTGAGCAATCTCAGGCGCGTCGCGCGAGACCTCGTTGGCTATCTCCGATTGCAGACGTACGACCTCGTTCTTCTGGTCCTGCTTGGGCCGCGGCGGAGGCTGGTCCGGGCCGAGCGGCATACTCACGGGCCGACCGCCTGTGGCCCGCCCATCGGCACGCCGCCCGGTGGGATCGTGCCGCCCGGTTGCTGACCCCCAGCGATGACCTGACCGTACGGTGGCGCACCCGCGCCCGCGCCGTTCGGTGCCGCGGCGAGCGCCGCCAGGTCGGGCATGCCGCCCATGCCAGGCTGCCCACCTTCAAATACGCCGGGCTGCGGCGCGCCACCCACCTGACCCTGCAGCGCGAGCTGCTCGGCCTCCTGGCCCTTCTGTAGCAGGTCGCCGCGACCGGCGGACATGAACACCTCCGCGTCCAGCCACTTCTGGTACGCGGGGCTGGCGCGGATACGGTCGCGCGCGATGGAACGTCGGATCTCGTCCGGGTTGTCGCCCAGGTACGTGACCGCCTCATCTTTGCCGAACGTGCCCGCGGCCAGCCGCTCGTGAGCGTAGCGCGCGCGGATGGTCTCGTCGGTCGGCAGCAGCGCCTGCACTTCCCACTTGATGTGCATGGGGCGGTCGAGATCCTTGGGCCCGAAGCCGATGAACTCGGCGTTGGCCTTCTTGTCGCCCACCTCGCCGCCGCCGTAGAAGACCCACACCTTCTCGCCGGCGTGCTCGCGGATCAGACACCACAGCTTCTCGGTCTGCCCGTAGAGCAGCTGCTCGAGCCCGTGTCTGACGGGCCCGACGCGGGTACGGGTGAACGACAGGATCTGGCTGATGGCGAAGCCGGCACCCTCCATGCCGCTCAGCGTCGTGACCCTTGGCGACTCCAGGTCGCGGATCGCCTGGTCGATCAGCCCCATGTGCTTTTCCAGCGTTGCCGCGTCGGCGTACTCGATGCGACTGAGCTGGCGACCGGGTGGCAGGTTCAGGATCTCGCCAGGGTGAAGCGCCAGGTCGGTCTGCTCACGGGGCAAGCCATCAGCCGTGCCGGCTGGCAGCGCCGCGGGCGCATCGCCGTAGGTGACCAGCGGGCTCATCAGGTCGCGAGCCACGTATTGCGCATGCATGGCGCGCAGGTACTGGCGGTACTTCACCAGCCAGAGCTTCGTCCGGCCGATGCCCCAGCCGACCTTGCGGTTGCGCATCCAGGACATGGTCAGCCCAGGCGCGTAGTCGTACGGCACGCCGAAGGGGTAGCCGTGCTTGAACTGCTTGACGATGACGCCGGTGCGCTGGTTCTTGAAGTTGCGGCCGGCGACCATGTAGCTGACCCAGGTCTTGTCCCAGTGTTCTAGGAACTCGACAGTCGCCAGCGGGTCGCGCGCCGTGCCCGAGGTGTCGTCGATGGGCGGCACGATCGCGCCGAGCTCTTCGGGCACGATCTCGCCCTCCGAGTCGCGGCCCAGGCGGTACTTGCGGAACGCCGAGCGCAGCGTCATCTCGGTCGTTTCGATGACCTCCTCGAGCCGCCCGCCCGAGCGCTGCGGGTAGACCGTCCGCGGGTCGACGTACGCCCACACGAACGGCGGGCCGGCCTTCTTCTTGGCGTCCTCGGTCATCTTGTCGTACTCGGTGTACGCCGACGTCGGATCACCCCGTTTGGGTGAGGGCAGCGCGTAGCGTTCGCGCCACAGGTCCGACGCCCACAGCAGTTTCGCCCACCCCCCGCCGTCGTTCAGACAACTGTCGGTGACCTGCGTCATCGTGTCCGAGCCGACCTCGCGCGTGCCGCACTGCCACAGGGTTTCCTCAGTGAAGTGCTCGAGCTTGGAGGCGACGGTCTGCGCCGTGTCGCCCTCGCCGCCGACGATGCTCAGCTTCGGGCGGTCCAGCGTCAGGATGGCGGTTTGTTGGAAGGCCTCTTCGGTGATGTCCGGGTCGCGCGGATCGACGTGCACCATCACGTAGCGACTGTCGGCCTCCGCCATCGCCGCGACCTTCATCTCGCGCACCGAGCGCATCTCGTCGATGTCGAGATCCTGCTGGCGGTAGGAGTCCGCCAGCTCCGTCTGCAGGTCCAGGATGTAGCGCGAGTCCGGCGCGTCAAGCTCGTGCTGAGTCCGATCGATGGCCACGTCGCTCTCGCGCGAGTCTAACAGCAGGTAATGGACTCCATAACCTGGCAGGTCATGGTTTCACGCCGGCGCTGGGTTCTAGACTCTGGACGAGGCGTACGGAGCCTCACCCGGGGGTGACCGCCTCCATATTCCCAGGGTCAGCCGCGCGGGGGAGTAGCTGCCCCCGCCCTCCGGTTCACCTGGTCAACCCGATCGTCACCAGCAGCCACAACGCCACCACGATCGCGAAGATCGCGATGACCATCCAGACGTCCCATCTCAACGCCCGAGAGCGTATGCGCCACGGGCGACGGGCCGGGGCTGCGCCCCATTGAAGCCATAGCGACTGACACCGGAGGCGGCGCCCTCACGCTGGGCGCCAAGGTAGGCCAGTCCTAACGCGATGACCGTGTCGTCGTGCTGGCCGGCTGGCGCTCCGTAGCGCAGCAGACCACTCGGCAGCACCGACGCCTCGTACGCGAGCAGCTCGCCGGTCTGGACCGCGTCGTCGAGCAGCGTGATGCTGCCGCGCTCGATCGCCAGCCCCAGGCTCTGCACCAACGCCGCCTTGCTGGCGTTGGTCGCATCCCAGGCCCACACGGGTAGCGCCTTCCTTGGCTCGCCGACGATGCGCGCATAGCCCGTCTGCAGCCGCTCCACCAGCGGACGGCCCATCGCATTCTGCTCGGCGACGACCAGCACCGGTCGGTACACGTCGGCCCAGGCGTGCAGCCGCTCGGTCTGCAGCTCGTAGTCGATCTCGCTGAAGCGGTCCAGCGCGACCTGCTCCTGCGAGCTGGCGTCGATGACGCTGATGGCCGTGAAGTCGTTGGTGCGGCCCCAGTCCACGCCGATGACGTATTGATGCCCGCGCACTGGTGGCTGAGGCTGCAGTCGCGCGACGGCCGAGACTCCGCGGAACACGCCGGCGCCCTCGAGCTGGACAAACTGCGCCAGGTACTCCTGGGCAAAGATCCGCTCGGGCAGCTCGCGCCGCGCCGACTCGATCTCGTTGGCGCTGATGTACGGCGAGGCAGACGACGGCATCTGCCACGACTTCCAGTCCGGTTGGAGCTCGTCCTGGCCGAGCTGGTACAGGTGGTGGAACGAATCGAGCCCCTTGGGCGTCGATAGGAACCACGCGTCGCCGCCCAGCACGCTGAGCGTCGGCCGCAAGCTGGCCTGCCAGACCCTCTCCAGGTCGCGCACCAGCGCGGCCTCGTCGACGATGATGCGTCGATACTTGCGACCGCGGGCGGCGTCGGGATCGTCGAGCGACCAGCACTCGACCGAGCCACCGCCGCGGGTGGCGATGCGGTGCTGCTGCTCGCTTTTTTCGACAGTGATCGGCGCGAGCACCTGGCGCAGGTGACGCCAGACTTCCTCGAGGTACTTGTAGGTCGGTGCCATCCAGGCGCACGGCTGGGTCTGGACGATGTCGGCGATGCGACTGATGCCCAGCGTGGTCTTGCCGATCTGGCGGCCGCAGGCGGCGACGTTGAAGCGCTGGGCCTCAGCGATCATCGTCTGCTGCGCCGGGTGCGGCGTCGGCAGATCCAGCGGGGAGTTGCCCTGGCCCGTCGATGTGCTCGAGTCCGGCGAGAAGTCGAAGCGCGGTATCCCGCTCAACGGCAACCAGCTGGGCAAGCTCGGCAGCGGATTGTTTTTCAAGCCACTCCGTGCGAGTTGCGAACGATAGCTGGGCACTAATCGTGACGACGTGCTGGTCGATGAGCGTGAGGATGTGGTCACCGAGCTCCTCTGCGCGCGTGCGTTGGTCGGTTGCAACGGGTTGCAACGGGTTCGCGGCGACCCATCGAGACACGAGTCCCTTGTCGAGTCCGAATTGCGCCGCGGCTTGGGCGACAGACGTCCCGGCCAGGACGGCGGCGATGACCTGGGCGCGCAGCTCGGGCGAGTGAGGCACGCCGCGGGTCATGCGGCGACCCGCGCGAGGTGCTCGAGCTCAGTGGCGTAGTCGGCGCTGAGGTCGTGCCATTCTGGAACGCTGAGGGCCTCGCGGGGCGTGGTGTTGAGCAACATCGCGATGGCGGCCAACTGACGAAGGGCACAACTCACTGAACAGTAGCGATGCAGCACGGCGACATCGAGGGGCTGGCCGCAGGTGACGCAGTACATGCCGTCATCAAATGGCTGGCCGCAGTTGCGTTGGAGTTGTCGGAGGGTCACGCGGCTCAAAGTCGGCGACTTCCAGAGCCAAGGCGGCGCGACTGTGCTGCCCAGACGCTGCAAATAAGAACTCGAAGTGCTTCTCCACCGTCCTCTTGCTGCAACCCATGCGTTCCGCAATTGCTGGAGTCTTTGCCACCTTCTCAACGCAAAACAAGTGCAACACTTCGCGTTGACCATCGGTAAGACCCCAACTCTCCGCAGCACGCTGGACCGCTTCGGGACTCACGCCGCCGAGCACCGCGCCCAAAAAGGTTGGAGTCCGCCATGCAACCAAGATTTTGTCGTCAGCGAATCCCTCAAGCCCAAGCTGCTTCGCTGGTGTTCGTCGTTCACGCTTCACACCGCCACCCTAACGCTTGTCCATGAGAACGGACTTACGCCGTATTTTTACGATGGTGCGCCTGACGCTCCACCGTAAATTTACGGCGTAATTCCACGGTTCCCTCCTCGCAGCGCGGACCCTACGTTTGCTGCATGTACTGCCGAGTGCGATCGAATCCGAACGCAACTCAACTCTCTCTCTTTCCAACTGTCCAGCCTCGCCGACAACATCACTTGAACCGCGGCGATTACTACCGGACCTGGCTCGGCACGGCACAATGGCAGCGCCGACGCGAGCACACACTGGACCGCGATGACTACCGCTGCACCAACTGCGGCTGCGACGAGCAACTCGTTGTCCACCACGAGACGTATGACCACCTGGGCAATGAGGGCAGCTGGCCCGGCGATCTACGCACGCTCTGCCGGAGTTGTCACGAGTGGGAACACCAGCGTCGCGCGGCCTGATCACGCTGACATCTCCTGTGTGGCATTGGGGCAGAACTGCCAGTGTTCGGAACCGGTGGCGGCGAAGTTGGGGCAACACGCTGGCTGAGATGCCGGCTCGGGCTTGCGGGTTGGTCTCGGCGGCAACTCGAGCGTACTCCCGTTTTGCGCCCCAGTGGGGGGCGCCTCCCCCGCCGCTTGCGGAGGGGGTTGGGGGGAGGTACCCGGAACGTTCGGAGAACGTTCGGGACCGGGACCGGGACCGGGACCGGGGTCGTTGAACTTCTCCCGAAGTTCAGGCGAACGTTCAGGCGAACTTTTCCCGGACTTATCTCGAACACGGCGCATGCGCTCGGCCGCGGCAGCACGCTCCTCGAGCACCTGCTGGCGCGACGGCTGGTACTCCAGGTAGTCGTGGATGGCGTAGCACGCGCCATCGGGCGTGGTCCAGCGGTTGACGCGCACCAGCTCCGCCGCCACCGGTTGCCAGCGTCGGATGTGAATGAGAGTCGCGATTGTCTGCACGTCGGTCACCGTCAATTGTCCGTCGCGCAGTTCACGCGCGGAGTAGATGATGGCGGCCATGTCCAGCGCGATCGCCGCCGTGGACAATGTCGCCAGTTTTTGATTGCCAAGGAAGTCGTCCTCGAACCGGGCCCAGGGCACGAGGAGACCCCTAGACTTGCTCGCTCGAGCATGTGCCGTTGCGGCGCCGTCCGTTAGATGGCACCAGCACCGGCTCGTCGACCAGGTCGAGCGCATCGTCCATCGGCAAACGCGGCGGCGGCGCCTCGGACAAGTCCACGACCAGGTAGCAGCCCAGCTTGCTGAACAGCCAATCCGCCTCGAGCAGTTCCATCGGCTCGAGCTTCACGCTGATCGAGTTCGGTGCATCTTCCGACTTTGGCGAAGTCCCGTTGACCTGCGCGAGTCGAGCGCGAAATTGCATCGCTAGCGCTCCTTTTCTTTCTCTGGTCTTTGTCTGCACGTCCGCCAGTGACTCGTGCCGGTCCTGGTGCCGTCGGGCTTAATATCGAAGGGGCAGCGCCGGTTGTTGGCACGCGTATAGCCCCACCAGATCGGGGCCTTGCACATCGGCTGGGCGCACACTGCGGTGCGGGCCGCCACTGGCAGCAGCAGCTCGCGCGCGTCGTCGGGGTACACGCGCCAGGCGTATTCCCTGGCGGTCTCACCCTCAAGTGCTGGCGGCCTTGGCACGCTTAGCCCTCTGTTTTCTCCACAACTGGATCAACTCAGGGTCGCTGCCGCGCATGAGCTCCTCCAGCGTCTCGAAGCTGACCACCTCCATGTCGGTCAGTTGCTTGACACCATTGACGCTGCGCACGCCGTTCCACACGCCGAAGCGGTCCGTCGGCGCGGTCGTCGCCGTGAGCGGCAGATGCTCCAGGTCCTCGTGCAACTCGACCAGCCACCAACGGCTCATCCGACCGACTCCCACTGGGCCGTGTTGGCGGACTCGTCGCCCCACACATCCCAACCCAGGCGATGGCGGCGCGCGAACAGCTCGACGTACGGACCCGGCGACGCCTGCTCGATCAGGTCCAGTGCAGCGTCGGGTTTACGGGAGTGCGCACGCGCGCCATGCTCGTATGCGCTGCGCCACTGATGCACGGATCCGACCGTACGCACTGAGAAATCCAGGCTGCCGCGCTTGCAGACGATGAGCGCCTCGTGCTGGGGTCGCGGGAATGTTCCCAGTCCGTAGCCGGTCTTGTGCCAGATGAGCAAGCGCCCTGGACTGAAGCCCCAGGCGCGCGCGACGCGCGCTCCATCGCCGTCGATGAGAAAGCGATCGGGTACCCACAGAAACAGGTGCGCATCGTCGTCGGCGAGCTCGGCGACGGGCAGGGCGGCGATCGCCTCGACGGTCATCACCGTATAGGGCAATGCGCGCTTGACGTGTCGGAGGCGCGAACCCGTGGAATGGCCCGCGATCCGGCATCCACCCGACCACTCGATCGGCCACGGTGGATCCGCCACGATCGTCCGGTAGCGCGTCACTGGCGATGCGTGCTCATGTAGATTTCAGGCACGGTCTGGGTGAGCTGCTGCAGGATCGCGACTTCGAACAACGGCATCAGATCACACCTTCCTTCACGATTCCGGCCTCTGCATCGCGCACCCGCCGCTCGAGGTCCTCGACTCTGGCGAGTGCGTCTGCGTCACTCACCGACTGACTGATGGGCTCATACTCAACGCCCAGGTCGCGCGCCTTCCCTGTCAGCAGGCCCCAGCGCTCGCGCAATTGCGCACGACTGAGCTGCGCCACCGTCTCGTCGCGCGCCTGGGCCGCGGCGTGCGCCTGCTCGACGATCGCCGCCGCGCGCGGGTCCTGCACGACCTCGCCCGTGCGCGTGTCCACCGCGTACACGCTCTCGCCGAGCATACGCGTGTACTCGTCCGCCTGGGCCATGGTCTGCGCTGGTGACGCGCGCTCGACCACCATCGGGCCCGTGGGTTGCTCGCCCTCGTCGACGTCCGCCAGGCCACCCGTCTCGGACGGAAACGCACGGCGCAACGCCTGCCGCTCAGCGGCGATGGACAGCATGCTGCGCGGCCGGGCGCGCCACATCCGACCGCGGGGTCCGACGCCCGGGTAGCACTCGTCCATGAAGGCGACGCCCTCGAACGCGCCCACGCGCCCGCCATTGTTGGCAAACACCGTGACGACGCATTTCGCTGGCACCGGCTTGGTCGCGCCGCGATCGTCGACGCGCATGTCGTAGACGTCAGAAAAGCGTGGCTCACCCGCGCCGACGTAGCGCCCGGTCTTGACGGCGATGGTGCGCAGTCCGTCAATGCCGATGTGCAGGGATGGACCGCTGCTCTCGCCCCCAAACCGCTCGTAGTAGACCTGCTTGAGGAGTGGGTCGAGCCCACGGCGCCGCACCGTGGCGATGAGCGTGATGAGCTCCTCCATCGACGAGCACTCTTTGAAAGTGGTGGACGCCAGCAGCACCAGCTCCGGCTCGTCAATGCCCGCCAGCTCCAGCGCACGGGTGAGGTCCATGCTCGAGGTGGCCGGCGGCAGATCGCCAAACTGACGGATGCCGGACGTCTGAGGTCGGCGTTGTTCAAGAGCTCGAGTCACTAGCACCCTCCAACTGACCACTGGGCGCGACGGCCCAGGGCGAGATCGTGCGCAGCCACGGCGCGCGCCTGTGCCGGGTTCCACGGCGACCATTCGGGGTGGCCCATTTCCGCCGCGTGCGCGGCGAACGTTGATGGCATGAACTGGAGGACTCCCACGGCGCCAGACCCGCGGGTGTTGGCAATGTTGCGACCCTGCGACTCTTTCCCTTCAATGCACGCCACGCGGGCGGACACCGCCGGCGCAGCGGGTGGTGAGTCCGAGAGCGCCGGCGGCCTGACTGTCTCATGTGGCAGCGGTGGCAGCTCACCCGTGCTGCGCAAGTAGCTCCAGGCGTCGGTGTTCACGCCGTCCTGCGCCATCGTGTCGAGCGCCTCTTGCACCTTGATCGGATCCACGTGCGCCGTGGTCGCCGCGGCGAGGACCTCGGCCTGGACGTCGTCGGCGTGCGAGGCGATCGTCCCCGTGGCGATGGCCACGCCCATCAACACGCCGACGCCCACGAACAGCAGGTCACGACTGATACGCGCCATCAGCTGCCGGCCCTCGTGAAGATCAACACCAGCAGCACGGTGAAGGTGCCGACGGTGATGACCACGCGCACCATATCGTCAGTCATCGACACGCTCCTGAGGCACCAGCTCGCCAGCGTGATGTTCGTACTCGGGCGGCCCGCCGTCGCACCACGCCTCGGCGCGGTCCAGGCACCAGTACCAGGTGCGCAGGTGCCGTGTGCACATGACGCTCAGCGGGATGTCGGGGTGTTCGGCGTTCGACGTCGGGTGCACGCATGGCGCGAGCAGCAGCGGCCCCGCGGGTGTGTCCAGCGACCAGAACGTCGCGGGCAGCGCGTCATGCATCGGCCTTGACTCCCAGACAGTCGTGCATGCGTTCGGGCACGAGCTCGTCGTGCAGCGTGCACAAAAACAGCGAGCACAATGGGCACCACGTCTCGACGGCGCGCAGGCAGCCAGGCGCCTGGCAGAACTCGGGCACCGGCTCGAGGCCCAGCGCCTCCCAGTCGGGCTCAGCCTCAGTCTTCATAGCGGCAGGTCCTCCAGGTCCTCCTCGTGCGCCGGCTGCGGAGGCAACTCGGGTTTCACGGCGTCCCTGACGCGCCAGGCTGGCGACTTGCTCAATTTCTCGTGCACCAGGCGCCGAGCGGCCTCGAGCGTCGCGGCAACGGCCTCTTCGCTCAGGTCGTAGACCTCGCCGAGCGGCACGTCGAGCGCCACCTCGGCGGACTCGGTGCCGTAGTTGCCGTCCGAGACCTGCTTGCGGAACACCACGCGCGCGCGGATGGTCTCTTGATTAGCCGATGTCTGATTAGCCAATCCCCAGGCCCTCCAGGCCGTGTCGAAAAACGTGCTCAACCTCGCGCCAGTCCCGCGGCCACCACGTGAACACGACGATGCCGCCGCGGCGCATGGAGGGAATCGTGCG